CAACTAAAAGAGGAAGGAGAACACTTCTTTGATCAAACAATTGATCATGGGGAAGAGTCTGAAGATAATCCACAAAAGTAAACAATCTCGCTTAATGTAATTAAAGAGTCTTGTCGTTATGAATGTCTCGTCGCACAGATCTTCTCCAGCAATTAATTCAATCCGACAAATGGGGAGATGAAAAGGAGCAGGAACAAAAGTTCCTCGCCACCACCGCTGAATTGATTCTGACTGATCTCATTAATATTGCGATCAATGGAGTCAATACCAGAGGGGCAGGCTCCTTGGTTATTAATCTCTGCAATGACTCAACCGTCTTTATGTCGGGAGAGGATGTCGAAAAAGATATTGCCGCTGCTGAGTCTGCTGAAGACAGTGAAATCGTTGAGTTTCTCCGCAAACTCATCGAAGAGATTGACGATAACGACTGGTCCAAAAATGTTTTAATTACACTAATCAGTGATGCTGGAACAAGAACATTTAGTCTCGAAGCAGGAGGGAGCCAAGAAAGCTTCCGATCGATCGCATCAGAATTTAGCGGATAAGCTTCAATCCTCTGGTCTAAAGCTTCCTCTATATCCAACACCGCAGATTATTGAACGTGCACGTACTGTTATGGGGTCTATTGATTATGACCCTACTTCTGATCCCGTTCAGCAAGTACTTGTGGACGCTACTTCTATTCCTTCTGTAGAAGTTAATCCTCTTCAGGAAACATGGCATGGGAATGTATGGGTGGCTCCTAAGGGAGCTGTTCGTAATTCTCGTATTTGGCTAAACAAGACTATTAGCGAATATCGCAATGGTCATATCAAAAGCTTTGTCTACTTCACAAGTGCATCAGAAATACTTCGGGCATCTCCTGTTATTTGGGATTATCCAGTTTGTATTCCTTTTAAGCGTGTCAAACAACTCCGTGCCACTGCAAAAGGATTTGAACCCGTATGCCCCAGTACATGGAATTGCTTGATCTATGGTCCCCCTCTTGACCAAGTCATCTCTGATGTTGATCGTGTAACTCTTTTCCATGACACTTTCCGTGACATCGGACGAGTGATTTACAGCGAATATGCAGGGGACAGCTGGATCAAAGATCTCGAATACTACGAGGATTGCAAGGGTGATATCTGATGCCAAAGCATATCGATCCTTCTTTTCTAATGGCTCTCCCTTCTGGAGCTTTAATTCATCCTTGCCGTTTAATCGTTAAGGACGGGATTTTTAGCTGGAAGGATGCATGCACTGTTCCTCCCCAGTGCTTGGCTCATGAAGCGCACATACAAAAAACTGCCCAGCGCTTAGAAGAGCTGAACAGTTGGATCAGGCTTAACTTTGAACCTTGGGAAACTCTCAAGGTAATTGCCTGGTATGACCCTTCAGTTCCCGAACTTTCTGAAGGAATCTCTCTTTATTTTACTCATCAGATCCTCGACCCTACTGATACGCTTGAATTTATCAAGCCACACATCCTGGAACACGAGACTCTACAGATACGCGGGTCAGATATTTTCTTTCGTCGCTGCTAGCCCGCTTACGCGGGCTTTTTTATTTTATCGAATCTCAGTCTCTAACTTCTCAATGAGCCGCTTCAAGTACCAAAGGGCTTTGCGTGCATCTTGTGTTGCGTTTTGCTTATGCCAAAGCCGAAGTAAATATTTAAGTGCTTGACCTTGAAGCATACCAACCACTACACTAGGAGCCGAAGCAATGGCATCCTCAATGGTGACAATCGCTTCTTGACTTCCACTTGTGTAATGCGGTGGGTGGTCAACCATTTCTTGTCCTAGCTGCAGCCACTTATCGTTGTCTGCGTGCTTGGATTCCATCTCGAATCTGTCATATGTTTCCATTTCAGAAATCAACTCCTTGTACATCATGGATATATCCCACATGTCTTATTTGACGTCCTTAATATAAGGAATAATCAGTATGGATGTGAGATATGCCTAGTCCAAAAGGAGATCCAACCTATATCAAAAACAAGGAGAAGTTTTTTATGGATGTTGCGAAAGTCGTTAGCAACGCATCCACTCATCCAAAAATTCAAGGAGGCTGTGTCATCACGCGTGATCGCGAGATCATTGGCGATGGCCGTTCTTTACTGACTCACTCCAAAGTTGAGATTGACTGCGTCTCCTACGCAATTGCCGCTGCTTGTAAAAGAGGCACGCCTACAACAGGTGCTGTGGTCTATACCACCCGCTACCCATTTTCGGTTTCTGTTTTTCAGTGCCATCTAATGGGGATCAGGCAGATCTTTGTACTGGCGCATGATTGGGAACCCTTTTATAAGGATGAGTTTCGTCGTGCAGCGCGACTAGCTCGTGAGGTGGGCATGGCGATCGAGCCAATCTTCGATAACGAAGATCCTCGTTTTGCTGTCAATGCTCAGGATTCCCTTGATCAGCAAGTTGATACCACTCTTTTCACTGACGCCTATAGGCCAGACGACTACGACCCACAAACGACATCGGAAATCCTCGATGAAGACTGAGCTCATTTTTGACTTGGAGACGACAGGTCTCCTCAGGAAAGGGTCTCAGATTCATTGCATCGTGTCTCGTGATCTATCTGATCCAGATACGGCAATGGTCTATGACCATCAACCCGACCGAGATTTGCTCAAGGGAGTCCATCAAATCATGGATGCTGATGTCCTCATTGGGCACAATATCTTGAATTTTGATATCCCCCTTCTGAAGGAGCGTTATCCCGATCTCGATCCCAAGGGAGAGAAGATCGACACCCTTGTTCTGAGCAGGCTTTACTACCCGCACATTCGTGATCGCGACTTTGAGCGGCAACCAGAAGGTATGCCAATCAAGCTCTATGGATCACACAGTTTGGAATCGTGGGGCTATCGCCTTCGCTGTTTCAAGGGTGACTATGGCAAGCAGACAAATGCTTGGGATAAATACACCCCAGAAATGCTGGAGTACTGCAAGCAGGACACTCTGGTCACTCACATGCTTTATCTACATCTCGCCAACAGGATGAACAACCATGGCTGATAATTCACCCCTGACCGTCGAAGAAGTCGCTGAAGCCTGCGATATCTTTTTTCCATTGATGTTTGAAGTCCGTACTCGCATTCCTGATGCGGAAATAACAGACGTCCTCAAGGTCATGAAGTCAGTGGCCGAGCTTGCTCAGCAGCTTCGTGTCACCAAAAAAGAAGAAACAGGACCATTCGGATTTAACAAGGAGAAAACCGATGCTTGATTACGTCGCACTCGAAATGCGGATGGCTGAACTGATGGCCGTCCAAGAGCGCAGTGGTTTTCGCTTTGACATGGAGCGTGCCATTGAAGTTCGTGGAGAGCTTCAAGGTGAATTCGACGAGCTGCATAGGCAGATCCTGGTCAAGTTCCCCTATGTGCCTGGCAAGGTCTTCACCCCCAAGCGTGCTGATAAGAAGAAGGGCTACGTCGCTGGCTCTCCTCTGACCAAGCTGGAGACGTTTAATCCGACCAGCCGTCAGAACATCGCCTGGGCACTGCAGCAGTTCCGTAATGCTCGCTTCACCAAGGTGACCAACACCGGCAAGCCCCAAGTAGACGAAGCTTCTCTGAGTGAGATCCAGGTACAAGCACTGCAGTCAGACAACAAGCTGCTTCACGACGAGTGTGAAATGTTCATCCGGCTACTCACACTTCAAAAGTGGTTAGGTCAGCTTTCTGAGGGAAGTAACAGCTGGTTCAACACGATTGAGCATGATGGCTGCATCCATCACAGCTGCATACTTGCTACACAAACTTCGCGAAATGTCCATCGGGGTCCCAACCTCGGACAGACAGTTTCTGCACCTTGGGCACGTAAGTTGTTCGTCCCTCATCCGGGCCATGTCATGGTTGGTTGTGATTTGGAAGGGCTCGAATTGCGCTGCTTAGGGGGTTATCTCCACCGCTTCGATGGGGGAGCCTTTGCTGATGTTGTCATCAATGGGGACATTCATCAACAGAATGCTGACAGGGTAAGTACCCCAGAGGTTCCTGTATCAAGGAAGCTTGTGAAAAATTTAACTTATGGGTTTATTTATGGGGCTGGCGATGTTAAGTTGGCCCACATTGTGAAGCCTGAATATTCTGACGCAGCCAAAAAGAGTCTTGGACAAGAATTACGTCGAAAATTTCTCGAAGCCATTCCTGGACTTGAGCCTTTGGTTGATGCTGTCAAAGAGCGCGTGCGTGAATATGGTTACATTAAGGGTCTAGATGGTCGCCCTATTTATTGTCGAGCAGAACATAGTTCGCTCAATTTCTTGCTTCAGAGTGCAGGTGCAATTTTGAGCAAAAGGTGGTGCGTCATTGGGCAGGAGATGCTTGATGAAGCCGGACTAACTTACGACGTTGATTACACCCGATGTGCCTATGTGCATGATGAACAACAGTTCTCTGTCGTGCCATCAGAAGCAGATCGTGTTGCCAAGATCCTTGTCGATGCAGCTCCTAAGGCAGGTCAGTACTATAAATTCAAAGTACCGATCACAGCTGCATCTGATATTGGTAACTCCTGGGCAGACACTCACTAATTGTTAAAATGGATTTATTCAAACTCTCTCAACAATCCGGCAAACTTTTGAGCGCTATTGATAACGCTCTCTGGGATGCATCTATCGCTCAAGATCATGAGCGTTATGAGCGTCTACAGCGTTTGTGGGATCTAGCACATAAACGACATACGCGTAGATATAATGAGCATCAAAAGATTCGCAAGCAATCTCCTATCGAGTAAGACACTTCCTCTTACTGAAGTACAAGAAGCAGCAGAGCTTTATACTCCTCGATCAAGATACACACTCGACCCTGCGGTAGCCGCATTAAATTTAGGTTCCTCACCTGATACCTTCCGTGCTATCCAAGAAGCGCTCATGCTTCAGCGTCGAAGAGAAAACCAACCTGTTGATGTAGGTGCCTTTGAGTTGGACCTTTTACTTAACAAGGTTGGTCTCTCAACCAATTTGGCCAATGTCAGACGCAGGCCACAGATTTCGATGCCCCTTGCGGATGACGCTTTCTACAAACGTCAGGTCAAAGCTGCTCCGACTGGCGGACCAGCAACTGACTGGGAATTCATCCGTCTTGCCAACACGCCGATGATGGACTGGGATGTTCCTGATCCATATCACCAGAACCCAGTTGCTACAACGATTCAAAATCTCGGAGATGTCGAGCAACTGACCAGAGATTATGTACGTAATCATCCTGAATCCCAGCTAAGGATCTACCAAACTCCGGGCGGCTACCGTGCTTGGGAAATGTCAGAGATGATGAATCCTCTTCAGTTTGGCCCACGCTTCGAGGAACTCAACGTCGATCCCTTCTACGCAAAGATTGCACAACAAGTTCCTGCAAGTCGCTTTGAAGGAGGAGTCCCCACTTTTGCTAGCCGAATTTCTCACAAACCAGGCCGGACTGACTGGGTTGCTCAACCCATTATGGAGTTAAGCGGAAATCAGGCAGAGTCATCTCCCAGGTCGGTTCAGCTCGTCAAGACTCTGCATGACGATCCGATCCGCAACATGTACCTGGGACCTAGAGGTGTTTCACCAGATGCCATGGCTCTGTTGAAGCAGCAGCTGCCTTCAGTCTCAACCGTGCTTCAGCGTGAACTAACCAAGCGCTTTGGTCTTTAAGAGAACACTTCAAGACACTCAGGCATTGTGCGTGTCTTAAACAGCTCGTGTATTTCTGTTCTTTGGTGTTGATTCTCCGGTAGTTGGAAATAAGGATCATTATATAACCGTTCAATTGCTCCGTGATATTGAGAGCAACTCATAATCCACGCAAGTAGAAGTGACATTTATTTCAATGCAATTTCTATTCTATCCAATAAAAGCGTCCGTCATATAATATAATTTAACGTGCACGGGCAGAGTTTAATGGGTGTTCTGCAAAAGCAGCATAAAGATAATTACTCATCCAGCCATTTGTTCCATCGAAGGCATTGCTTCTTACTTTAAATCCGTTGCTAAGAAGATCAAACCAATAACTTGTATCTTCAGGATTGCTGCGGTTGGCATATAAATTAGTAGTAGACACATTGTGAGCACTTCTAGCTGTATCATGCATTACCCAGTTACCATAGCTGACAGTACTTAATGCCTTTACTAATATAAACCTTGGCCTAAAACCGGTATAAACAAATGGACCATCAGAATTTCCGCTACCTACATAACTACCAAACGCGCTATAGCCTTCGACAGGTGCGAAGCAGTAACTAACACAGTCTCGATTGCCTCCATAAAAATGAATTGCATTAAAATTAAACGTTGATGATGTTGGAGCTGTGTTATTAAAAGCACTGGTATTAGTAAATACTGAATCAGTAGAATTAAGTACTAAATAATTTGATGCAGGACTAGAGAAAACATTACCATGTACGATCCAATTACCAGTATTAAGGGATTTAGTGAATATTAACGATGGAACAGCATTAAGTCCATGTCCTACAAGTCCACTACTAATGTTTGCTTTTACAATCGAGAACCCAGCAGTTTGGTTGGCTCTAACTTGTGAATCATATGATCCAACAGAGTTAGTTACCGTTGACGATCCGGCGTCCCATGCATATCCTACGTATGGGGCAGTATTAGTATTTACGAGGCTGAGGCCACCAATTGTAAATCCATCGCTATTAAAGCTAGTCAGAGACGTACTATATGTCTGTTCATGACCGTTAGTGTTTGATCTAAGCGTTTTTGTAGTTCCGCGAACGATATCGAAAAGGGCGTGGTCCCTATAGCCATTTCTCCGTTTAATCCATACAAAGTCTGGACTAAACTCATAACCAGTAATTGATCTAGAATTACTACCATTACCGGTCCATAGTTTGATATCAAAGGCATCCTTACCATTGGCAACCGCTGGAGTGGGTAAGTTCGCTGTACATAAACACTTGAAGCCACTTGGTGCTGTGTAAGAAAAAGGACGTGCTCCAAAGTTTGCAGTTATTGTGTTGTTATATCCACCGATATAAGCAAAGAATTCTTTTGTAGTAGGGATACTAAAGGTTTGGTTAGCACCTGTCGCTGGATTTCCGTTGGTGCCACCAGAGCTATTACGCCATGTGTTATTAATTCCAATCCAGGCTTTATTGTTATCAGCATCGTATGCAAGCTGAATTATGGTTCCAGCGCTTAAACTTCCGCTTGCACTAGCGACACTCGTCTGATTATAAAAACGTAATTCATCTGCAAAATTACCCATATAAACATCAGATTTTCCGCCATAACCGCCACTCAAGTCAGCGGTATTAGTCGCAAAACCTATGTTTGCACCTACAGCGGAACCAGTCGCACTATGAACATACGCTTCTACATACCATTTACCAGAGGTTGGAAAAGCAAGTGTGGATCGTGCATTTTTATATGAAGTCGACATAGAAATTGTGGTGTTTCCATTCGACAGTGTTCCATTGTTAGATAGCCAATTCAACACTGCATAGTTAGCACTTATCTGACCGCCAACTCCAGTATCAGTCTGACTTGGAGATGCACTTGGTGAGTCGCGGAGGGAGTCGTTGCCAATACCTGCGGAAACACTTAGTCCACTCGTGGTGAAGTTATTACCATTGCCACTTGAGTCATTACCTAAGTTGGATGTGCTACTGTTGCTGTCAAATTTTAACCGCCAACCGTTATTTCCATAACTTCCAGAAAAATCTTTAGGGTTCCATACATCGTTATTATCATATTCACCAAAATTAGATGGTGCTAATGCCTGACCATCAATAAAAAATGACTCAGCAAGGTAAAAATCACCGTAAAAACCTGTTGCAGATCCGACAAAGTACAACATCCCTAAGGCATGGTTTGCGCCACTTACATTGGCATTTGAAGTGGTACGACTAGAAAAAGTGGAAGTCTTTTCTAAAACACCATTAACGTAAATAGAGTTAGCAGTAGGGGTTCTAGTAACAACAATATGTGCCCACGCTGCTGGGTCTCTAAATCGATGATCGGTGTACATATCCCTACCATCATCATAAAACCTTAGTCTGTCGTCGCCTCCTCCTGGAAAATAGATCTGAATTGGAT